GGCACACACCTCAAGTTCTATCTTGAAAACGGCGGCGCTTACTACGACATCACCCCCACTCAGACCGTCCACACGCTAACCGGCCCGTTCACTACAAACGGCACTACCACAGTCACAGTCACGGACGCCACTGGTGGCTACATCAACAATGGCTATGTGACGTTCACAGGCGGCACAGCCGTTGGGGGTGTGCTTATAACGGGGGAGTATCAGATAACGTACTCGGCAGGCTCCACTTACACCATCACCGTTGCAACTGCGCCAACGGCAGCTTCTGGCGGCGGGACAGTCTATGCTGTGTACCAAGTCAATCCCGGCCCAAGCTACGCTGCGCCCTTGGCTGGATGGGGTTCTGGTGCATGGAGTTCTGGGACTTGGGGTAACAGTGCAAGTTCTGCTGAGTCATTGAGGATATGGAACCAATTTAACTTTGGTGAAGACCTGCTGTATGGCCCAAGGGGTGGGCCTCTGTACTACTGGGATGCCACTATCGGCTACGTAGCACCCACCGTCACCATGACGATTGCCAACCCTTGCGTTGTCACCACCACACTAAATCTGTTTAATCTGACCCCAATTGTTTTTGAGACTTCCGGTGCATTACCTACAGGTCTGCTGGTGGGCACAATCTACTACGTGCGAGAAATTCCAGCGTCTCTAACAACATTCAATCTATCCTTGACCCCCGCAGGGGCGCTTATCGACACTTCGGGCACTCAGTCCGGTACGCACAAGATATCCCAACGTGGTGTTTTGTTGTCTGCGTTGTCATCCGCAAGCAATGTCCCGCTGAGTCAAATCTTCTTTCTTGTCTCCGATGCCAGCCGGTTTGTGATCTGTCTTGGGACAAACGACCTTGGTTCTTCTGTTGTAAACCCCATGCTGGTTCGTTGGTCAGACCAAGAAGACCCAACCATGTGGACGCCTTCCATCACCAATCAGTCGGGCAGCATTACTCTGTCCCACGGCTCCACCATCGTCACTGCTATCCAAAGCAAGCAAGAGATCGTGATCTTTACAGATTCTGCGCTGTACTCACTCCAGTACCTTGGCCCACCCTATGTTTGGGGGTCACAACTTCTTGGCGACAACACCTCTCTTGCTGGCCCCAATGCAGTAACGCTGGCGGCGGGGGTTATTTATTGGATGGGTGTAGACAAGTTCTACAAGTACGATGGACGGCTACAAGCTCTCCCCTGTGACCTACTCAGGTACGTCTACAACGACATTGACCGGGTGCAGTTTCAGCAGGTTTACGCATCCACCAATGAAGGTTTTAATGAGGTATGGTGGTTCTACCCTAGTAACGGCTCAACGACCAACGACAGCTATGTGATCTACAACTACGTAGAAAACATCTGGTACTACGGCTCTATGGCCCGTACTGCATGGCTGGACAGCGGCCTTCAAGACTACCCAATTGCAGCCACCTACAGCAACAACCTTGTCAGCCATGAACTGGGTGTAGACGATGGTACAGCAGCCACCGCTGTGCCAATCACTGCATTCATAACCTCATCCCAGTTCGACATTGGAGATGGGCACAACTTTGCGTTTGTCTGGAGGATGCTGCCTGACCTGACCTTCAATGGCTCCACAGACGGGACGACACCCAGCCTGACCATGCAGCTTCTGCCGTTACAGAACTCAGGTTCTGGTTTCAATAATCCCAAGTCAGTCGGCGGCAACAGCAGCAGCGCAGAAGGAACAGTCACAGCCACCCAGACCTACCCCATTGACCTCGACACCTACAACGGGCAGTTGAATATCCGGGTCAGGGCAAGGCAGATGGCTATGAAGATCAGTTCAAACACCCTTGGCACACAGTGGCAGATGGGCGCTCCAAGAATCGACATCAGACCTGACGGAAGACGAGGCGGGTAATGGCACAAAAGAACGTAGTAGCCCCCCGGCTACCTAGCCCCCCACAGGAGTATGACCCTGTTTACATGAACCAACTGTTGAGTTTGTTGCGTCTGTACTTCAACCAACTGGACAACGCAGGGCCAATGGCAGGTTCTACACAGATTAACGGAACCACTGTAGTATCGGGTTTGAGTTTCTTCCCTACGTCTGGCACAGACCCCAGCCTGCCGACAGACGCTGACTTTGCCAATTTGCGAATCGGTGACGTTTACAGAGACACCCAGAACGGTGTGATGAGCAACAACCAAACGCTTAAAATAAAGACCGCACTATGAGCCTAAATCAATTAGCCAACCACATGTCGGCTCAAGGCCGGGGCCCAGACTCTACCCTTGTGCACATGTCTCCTCGTGAGGTGTCAGGACTGCAGAGTCTGGCTATGGCACACGGCGGGACTCTGACCATTAACCCGCAAACGGGACTGCCTGAAGCCGGGTTCCTCGACAGCCTGCTACCCACGCTTCTTGGCGGTGCAGCTACTTACCTTACTGGGGGTGCAATTACCCCCATGATGGCAGCTATGGGTGTTGGCGGGCTGACGGCGTTGACCAGCAAAGACCTAGGCAAAGGACTAATGGCCGGTCTGGGAGCGTACGGCGGGGGGAGTATTGTCAGTGGGCTGGCTGAATTTGGTACGGGGGCGCTGTCTGCTGAAGCAGGAAAAGCGGCAGTACCATCTGGAATGGATGCACTGGGCTATGAGGCAGAACAGCTAGCTCAAAATGCTGTCGCACCCAAACTGGCAAACGCTTCTTACTCTGACAGGTTTGGGGCGGGGCTATCAAAAGCCATGAGCAACCCCGGAGATGCACTGAGCGCAATTGGCGGCGGCAGTAAATTCAAAGGCGCGGCAATGCTGAGCGCTCCGTTGCTGTCAGCACTATCAACTCAAGAAGCTACGCCAGCCCCGACGTTCCAGCAGACACAGTTTGACCCCCGAGCGGCCAACATAAACATTCGCAGAGAGCAACGTCCGTATCAACCCGACACCGGCAGTTCTGCACAACGCGATTACTTTGGGTCTACGTACATCGACCAATACGGCGCTGATGGTGGCTTTGTTGCAGATGGCGGGATACAGCATTTTGCCAGTGGCGGTGTTCCTCTTGACCCTAACTACGACTACTCTGGCTACGGCAGGAAAAAGTCAACGGCAATCGTTCCGGTAGTGCAGCCTAAAGCCCTAGCCAAGCCCGACTTTGTGGGCGCTGACGGCAAAACGTACCGCTACGACCCCATGAAAAAAAGCTGGTACGTCATCAAAGACGCTCCAGCCAAAGTTAATCCCGGTGTCGAAGTCCTGATGGGCGGTGAAGGCGGCGCAGGGGAGTTTGGTGACAAGGGCGCGGGGACTTATGGTGGCAACAGCATAAACGCGTTTACAAACAGCCCTCTTGGAGCGGCTGTAGGAAAAATTTCAAATCCTTTTGGTGCCACACAGCCCCCAGCACCCGTTGAAGATATGACGGGGACACCGGTAAACTTTAATACAGACCCAAATACCGGAGTTCCCGATACCGACACAAACACCGGCACAACAGGAATGAATACCGGCACAACGGGAGGTTCTCCCGCACAAGCCGGAGATATTGGCAATCCGGGAGGCCCAAGTGCTGCCCCAGAGGCTACTGGCCCAGAGGGCCCCGGCGGAGGCGGTGTAAGCGGCCAGAGTGCAGCCCCCGCTGCAGCAAGCAATGCGGGGTTAGCTGCACTAGCAAATATTCAACAGGATGTTGCAGCCCGAGCCGCAGCCGCTGGGAAAACACCCGAGGCGTTTGCAGAAGAGGGCCTTGCGGGAATTGCGGCACAAGCACAAACGGCTGCGGATAACGCCCGAGAGGCCAGCATGTCGGTTGGTGCCCCTGCCGCAGCCCCTGCCCCAATCGGATCTAACGCACTAGTCGGCGGCCCTACCGTTACTGGCGTAGAAGAAGAGGCTCCGGGTGCGTCACCAGTTGGGGCACCTTCGGTTACAGGCGCTGCACTTGGTGCAGGCCCGAGTGGCCCAGAGGGTGCCAGCCCAGAGGGCCCCGGCGGAGGTGGTGTAAGCGGCCAGAGTAGCGATACGAGTGGTGGCCCGAGTGGTGGCCCAGAGGGCCCCGGCGGAGGTGGTGTAAGCGGCCAGAGTGGTGAGGGCGCAGGTGCGGGAGCGGGCGCAGGTGAGGGTGCGGGAGCGGGCGCAGGTGAGGGTGCGGGTCCAGAGGGCCCCGGCGGCGACTGGCGTTACGGCGGCATGGTAGGCAGCTACGCCCAAGGTGGTCTAGGCTCCCTCGGCGGCTACTCGGATGGCGGCAGGCTCCTGCGCGGCCCCGGTGATGGTGTGTCGGACCATATCCCTGCAACGATTGGCCGTACCCGGCAACCTGCGCGACTTGCCGATGGAGAGTTTGTAGTCCCGGCCCGGATTGTGTCTGAACTGGGCAACGGCTCCACCGAAGCAGGCGCACGTGCGCTGTATAAAATGATGGACCGCATCCAAGCCAACCGCCGTAAAACTACTGGCAAAAACAGTGTCGCTGTGGATTCCAAAGCGCACAAATATCTTCCCGCATAAGGACGCATCATGGCAGACGCAACACAAACAATCGTAAATCAGGTTGGGTATAACCCAGCAGTTGCTCCGTACTTGCAGGAGAACATGGGGCAGGCACGGGCGCTGACCTACAACTACAAGATGGGGCCAGACGGGAAGCCCATCATCGGCGCAAACGGGATGCCCGAGATTGAGAGCTTTAAAGAGCCTGAGAAGTACGGTGGGCAAGTCCCCGTAATGCAGACTCCTACGCCTACAGAAGTTATGGAGATGATTGTTGGCACTAGGCCAAATCCCAATAACTACACAATGGCAGATGTAAATGCCCTGCAAAAAAACCCAAACGATCCAAAGTATGCAACTCCAAAATTAGATGCCGAAGGAAAGCCGGTAACCGAGTTTAAAGGGTACGAAAGGCAAGCTGAGTTTTCAGACCTGCAGAAGCAAGCCATGCAGGGCGCTAGGGACATGGTGGGCGGTAAAGCCGAAGTTGCCAACCAAAGTGCTCAAGATATTATGAAAACTGCGGCAGATACTGCTGCGAAGTCTTCATACACAAAAAGCACCGCAGGGAATCAATACACCGCCCCCGCCAATCT